GCTCAAGGGGGTTAAATTCACCCTTGAGAGCAGAGTTTACGGCCATCAAAACACCATCAACAGGGCCGCCAAAAGTTGCCGCTACGTCTGATCCACGCTGTGCGAGCTTTACCATTTCATCCGCTGCGCCTGCGGAATCAAATCCTAAGTTTTGTAATAACGCACCGCTTACTGTTGAGAGTTGATTGAAACTTCTTTCAGACAGACCGACAGAATCGGCAGCGCCTTTCCCAAATTCAAATATAGTCTTTCCGGCATCCCCAAAGACAGACTCAATACCGCCAATGGATTGCTCTAAGTCAGAGGCGGCGCTTACCATCTTAAAGCCAGCGGCGACAATCGGAGTGGTTAACCCGGCGGTCATTCCTGCGCCGACTTTCATCATACCCCCGCCAACGGCTGAGAGCTTTTGCGAGATACTCTTTCCGCTCTTTTCCGCTTTACCTTCTGCTTGATCTAAACCCCTCGTCAATTCGGAATTATCAACCCCGAGCTCGACGAGCAACTTCATTAAAGTATTTGCCACAATAAACCTCTGTGTGTCGTTTTACCGTTTACCTGTCCAATGTATGCACCTGTGAGAATAAACGCCTTAGAGTGCCTATCTACGTCTTTCTACGGGGCTTCAGGTTTTCGCTTGTCCTTGCCTCCTAGCCCGACCGTATACATTTGGGCGATCTGGATCATTTCGGCGACGCTTTGTTTCTTTTTGTCAAACTTCGGCATGAATGCCTCGGGCTTATATGCTTTCGTGTTTTTACCTCGACTCGCATTCGCAACGGTTGACGCGACTATCGCGTGTCCCATGAAATCAGCCTCGGAGCCGAACGGCTCTATTTTATAAAATGCCATCCATTCAAGGACGAGCTTCGACGAAACTTTCTCAAGCATCTCGTCGACGTCGACGTATCCGAGTTCTTTAGCTAATCTGAAAGCGAATCTTCGGTAGGGTTTTCCTTAAGATCCTCAGCGAGATCGTCGATCTCGTCATCGCCAAGACCTGAGAGATTTTGAGCGACCTTAAAAATCCGCTGCAAGGCTGAAGACGACTTTCCTGTCAAGGCGTCCTCGTCGTGCTTTGTAAACATTTTGTTGCCGTCTTCGTCATAGGTACACAGGATCACGAGTTTCGTCTGAATATTCTCGAGGTTTAAGGTTTGCTGTGATCCCTTTCTTTTTATGATTTGGTTTTGGAGATTGCTAAACTCGCGGCCTGTAGTACCTTTGACAAAAACGTCGCCGCCCCATTCAGGGACGTTAACGCGCTCGGTTTGGATATCATCAGCTTTCAAGATATCGTCGCGGTTGAGTTTCTTATTATCTGACTTCTTAAAAAGGTTAGCCATTTCTTTACTTCTTTCTGCTCTATACGAGCGTAGGTTGTCCTGAGAGCTTAATTGTTACGGAAGCGGTCAAGGCGCCTTCGACGGGCGCGGTTGGCTCAAAGCCTGTGACCAGCGCATTAAAAGACCAGGTGGTCGTCGCTGTGTCGGGCCATTCGAGAGTGAGAGCAATAATCGTGCGTTGCTCTAAGTCATAGAGCAAGCCCCCGGCCAAGTTCTTGTGAGTCGCGTGAGCGGGATCATAAACGATATCGAGGGTTATCTCGCCAGAGCGCAAGATTGTACCGACGACCTCTTCCCATGCTGCCGTGCTATCGTGGCTCGTTACGTCCTCGGTGTCGAGAGAGAGACCGGGACCGGAAAGGTTTGTTACTTGAGCGTAAGCGACGCCGCCCTTTTTAAGAGCGACTCCGTATCCTGCGAATTTAGTCATTGTAAAACTCCTATTCTAAGGTCGGCTGCCCTGTGATCTTGATCGTCACACTGGCAGTTAAAGCGCCATCAACGGGAGACGTCGGCTCGAAGCCTGTGACGTATCCGAAGAAAGTCCAATTATTCGTACTTCTAAAAATGAGATCGAAATAGGTATAAAGCTTTCCCTCAAGCCTATACAGTAAGCCAGTGGTCGCGTCGTGCGTTGCCCCGGCCGGATCATAAACAACGTCGAGAGTTACCTCGCCGCTCCTGAGTATCGTTGCGACGACTTCCTCCCAAGCTGCCGTGCTATCGTGACAAGTTACGTCCTCAGTGTCGAGAGAGAGACCGGGACCGCTAATGTTTGTAACTCCGGCGGTTTCAACTCCGACAACTCCGGCGGTCGTGGCGTTACTCGTCGCGTCGTCGGTCAAGCCTCCGCTCGTATCGTCCGCGTAAGCTAAATTCATCGTTACGTCATTAGCAGCGGCGGCGAGCCTTGTTAAGATCACGTTCGGCCCATTGGCAACAACTAAAAAGAAGTCGGTTATATTGCTATTCAAATTCATACCTGCGGCGGCCTTTGTTGCAACAGCATCAGCCGAGTCGCCGTTAGCGAGCGCGACAACGGTCGTTATAGGCGATCCGGTCATACCCGAAGCTGTCAAAGTCCAATTAGAATTACCGACCGTGACAGCCGTTACGACAACGACGGCGGTCTCGACTTGCGGCGTACCTAAATTAAGTTGTGCGTCAAATGCTGCATATTTGCCCATCGTTACTCCTCAAACCAAATAATAAACTCGCTCCGCGTACGATAGAGCTCGGCCTCGGGCTCCCATGTCGGAGCCTCTTCGTTTGCGAGGGACGCTCTCAGTGTCACGCCCCCGGTCGATCCTGTCTTTCCGTTTAGTGCTGCGCGTACCTGATCGCTAATTGTTTTCGTGCTCAATTGAGTTGTCGCCCATGCGTCGAACTGGAAACGCGGAGACGTTAGATCGCCAGTCGCTCCGCTCGAGTCCATAGTCAAAATTCGCGGCGTTGATATTCTTTGTACGACCAGGCAAGGGAGCGTCGCGCCTTGCGGTATAAACATTCCATATACGCGAGTTGAGATCAGCGCGGTCAGCCCTGCGTAGGCTTTCAAGTAAGCGATAATTCCTTCGTCTAAAACTGTCATGTGACTTTTTCGATCCCTTTCTTGATCTGGAAAGATATCGCTTGTACGATTTCTTTTTCGTGCTCATCGACGGCGGGGCGTAGATAAGGCCTCGCCGGGATTTGTACTCTATTGGCAAAGATACGTTTCCCGTTGTCTACCCATGAAAGCATTTTTGCATAAATCGGTAAGATGATCCCGCCGAGCTCTTGAATACGTCCATAAATAACAGTAGGCCCGACGTTGACCGTTGCGCGTTCTTTGGTCGACTTGCTCTTGACCGTTTGAATACTGCCAGCTAACCCGGCGCCCCCGGTAGACTTCGCCGAGAATGTATTATTGACGTTGATCTTTGCGTTACCCTCAATCACTTGACCGCCAGCGAGGGCGGCTTTCATCAGGGCGTCGCCGCTTACGATCTTCTTTACGGCAGCGACATTATTCTTGACGATCTTCATCTTAGCCATTAGGTTTCGCGCCTCCGCAATAAAAGGCGGATGCCCGATGGGCCGCGTTGGATCGGGGCGACTATGTCGAAAACGAGCGCCGTTGTAAGCGTCTCTCCGAACATCTTCGTAACTCGAAAACGGGATTGTAGATCGACCGTTGTCGCAATTGGGAGCCGGACGGTTGCGTCGTATTGAACGATAGTCTTTTCTATGCCATGACGTTCTGATCCTGATCGCATATCTAAGCCACAAGCGATTGAGGCGCTATTAGACGGCCAACTCTCGACCTCTTGGCCCATAGTGTCTGTGGTCGTCGTTATCGGCTGCACGTTGCCCGTGTCCTGCATGTGACCATCTTGAAAGGCTCTCATGTAGGTAAGATCAGCAGCGCCAAAGTCATAGTCGAGTGTCATTGGTTAGTCAATCTCCGCAACTATTTTCACGGTTGCCGGAGTGCCATTTGCCGTGAGCCATGCGTTCGCCGACTCTACTGTAAAGAGATTGGGATCAAACTCATACCCTCTGATAACGTGGCGCTCCCATCCGCTCCCGTCGTCAGGTAAAAGCCTTGTAGTAGCCGTCACGCCGTTAGCGCTTTCTTCTTTAGTAGTCATCAATCAGTCTCCGGTAAGTTCCCGATCCAAACGGACGGATCTACTTCATCGGGGAATTTGTGTAATCGTGTCGTGCTTGGCATTCTACGCGAGCGATGGTTTCGCGCTTGTTTCATATATTGCTCGTATTGATTGGACGCTTTGAAGTTTCCGCCATCAGCGGCGAAGTCGACTTTATGAGCGACGGCGGCGGCTTTTTCTTCCCACATATCAGCGGCGGCGGCGTGTAGATCATAAGTCGCGATCCAATTGTCGTTATCGTCCTGCGTCGGGGGCGTATCGCTCGAGAGCGAATAGGGCTCCTCGCCCTGCTCGTCCATGTGCGGATACCGCTCGATAAACGTAGTTATCAAAGCGTCGCTATATGTGGCTGTGGTTGGCTCGGCCGTCATGCGGCGAACCTCTGCGATATTTGCGGCTGATACTGTCATCGCGGGATAACTCCAAAGAAAAAGGCGGGGCTTGGCGCGTACTGCGTTGCACCCCGCCTTAGTTACTAAACTAAATCTCGATTACGCGAGGCGGATATACTCGACGTATAAATCAGCGTCGAGACCGACAGACGTCGCCGATCCTGTGAAAGTAATGTACTCTCCGGCCTCCCAAATGACGGCCTCCTCGGTCTCGTTCGCCGGGACGGCCTGGCAATTGAAAGCCTTGGCCCCGATGGTCGCCTCGATCCCGTCGAAAGTCGAAAGGATATCGGTTCCCTTGGCGCCAGTAGTACCGACGCCAACGTCAAGGTTTACGGCGCCAGTTGATCCGGTTCGGGCATAAAGGAAAGTGCGAGTAATCACAAGGCGGACGCCTTCCGGGTTGATCACTTGCCCGATCCCGCCATTTGCGGTCGAAGCAACGCCAGTAATGGCGATCTTCATTTTTCCGCGCTGATCAGTTAATACGGTTGATACGGTCATAATAGACTCCTGTTAGGTTATTAGCTCAACGGCTACGCCGGAGAGATCAGCACCAGTGATGGCGCCCATGTTTCCATAAAGTACGCCGCGATCACTGGCATCTAGCTTGCTGACGCCGTGGACCATGCAATCAT